AGCTGCATCGCGGCGATCCGGTGAACAATCAAGCCCGAACCACACAGTCTTTTCTTGATCCACTTCGTAGCCATCCATTCCACAGTCAGCCCATTCGCCAGCTGGAATCGCAGAGCTGATCGTCTGCACCCATCGGCACAATACTTCGGTGCGGACAACATCCGCGGGATCATTCATCACAGCTCGCAGATTGTCGATGTGTACGGTATGACCGAGCGCTGGATTTGCCATCGCAGCGCCAGCCCAAAACTTAGGGGAATCGTCGATCTTGTCGTAATCACTTGACCATTCAAAATAACCGATGTCATCGCTGGATCCACCAGCTGCGCCGATACCGCGTTCCCGAATTTGATTCAAGACAAGACTGTGTTGATCGCCAGCATTGGAATATGACCAGAGCTGCGGATTTTCTGCCGCCATCATCGTGTATCGAAGCGAAGCCCATGTCGTTTCATCCTTGAGCTCTCTAGTCTCATCAATGTGGACAGTCGATGGCTTTGAAATACCGCGAGCAGCCGAAGCGCCAGCTTTGACCATATAGCGATTGCCATTAAGACATTCGATCTCTTCGGAACCGTGAGCCCACCGGATTCTCTTGACTTGCTTCGCCAATCCGTCATTTGATTCGATTGTCTGAACGAGATCCCGAAAAGTTTCGAGAGAAGTCGTCAATCGATGGGCTGTGCCAATTTGCAGCTTGTTATCCCATTCAAATAAGCCCATCAAGATACGCATTTTCATAAATGTCGTTTTTCCTTGTTGCCTAGCGCAGACCAATTGGACAAGTGGATGATGCCATCTCGAATCAGGCTTGTACCGGTGCGCTTCAATTGCCAGCCATTCCTGCCATGGCATGAGCGGGAATCCGATCGAATTGGAGAAATCGATAAGCTCCTGTCCACGCGTAGGCAAGTCTGGGCGCAGTCTGGAGTGGATTCTGGGAGTTACGGAGCCATAAAGCGTCTCTGGAATAGGCTCTAAAACCTGTGTGAGCCGATCTGAGCCTGTTTGAACCAATTGGAGCCTAGTTGTACCGTCTTGAGCCATCTCAATGCCTTCTTGATTCGTTTGGTGGTGAAAGAGAACCGCGGGAGAGATGGGCGGTGGAATCGCTCTTAGAAAAAAGACCCGCCTTGCCTAATACGAATTCGTCTGGCATCTTATCTTGCTTCGAAAAGTTGCATCGACGACAAGCTGCGACAAGGTTCTCGGGATCATCGCTGCCACCCTTAGCCACAGGGATGATGTGATCGACTGTTGTTGCATCCATACCGCACCAGTAACACTCTCGACCATCCCTTGAGAGTATGACTAAGCGTAGCTTCTTCCATTGAGTTGAGTTGGACTTACGCTGTGAATGTAGAGTCATTAGTAATAACCCTTCTTCTTATGAAACTCCCACGCCTTACACATCGAACCATATCGATGTTTGATGTATTTAATAGTGGCATCTATTTGCCGATAGGGATCTAGATTCCGGTAATGCTTTGAACGCATTTGACCTAAGCCATAATGACTGCCATTTACAGCTTGAGGATTCCATCTGGATTCTTTGTAAATGATCTTAGATAAGCAAATGAATTGCTCATAATCAATAACTCTCGAATGTGTATAGAGCTTGTATTGATCTATGTTTGTATTTGCTTCCGCTGGTGTTGTGCCTACAACACATAGCACACCCAATAGCACCAGACATCGCCCGCGAGCTATCCGCCACAGCGGCTCGCCAGCGAGTATGGAGCGTACAGGCTTAGTCAAATACATCGCAAATATGTGGATAAGTTGAGCGCTGCTCCTGCGTGTCGTCCACAGGTTATCCACAGGGCTCACTTTGATCCGCCCCATCCTTTACCCTTGAAATGAATTGGATTAGCCGTCCAAATCCGTGTCATTGGGATCATGCAAGCTTCGCAGTAAGGATTCCGGTCGAATGTGTCTTCCATCGATCGCTTGATTGTCTGCACCTTGCTGCATACTTCGCAGCGATAGTCATACTGCGCCATTACTTAGCATCTGCCAATTGATTGACGCCCATAACGCCACAGCTTAGGCATTGAACTAGAGCCACATCATCACCCAATGGGAATTCGTCTTTCATTACCGAATGATCTGTGACCTTCTTTTCAACCCGACATTGGAAGCGTAGCTTCTCCATGACTGCTCCTTCTCAAATTCTCGATTGGATGAAGATTGTATTGCTCGACCCAATATGTAGGTTGATCGCGTCGTCTCCATTTCTGATTTTTAGCGATCGTGACCGGTATCCAGCCTTTGAGTACATAATTTGGGCTCTTGCCAGTCACCAGAATTGCGATGTCTGTATTGCGATCGCTGTCGTAAATGATAAGAGATCCTGAGTCGTATTTTGTCCACTTGACTTCGATGATCGACCCGACATCAGCTGTGCGCTTGAATCGTGAAGCTCTAGGATTGAAGTCTTTTATCCCGAAATACTTAGCGACTGCAATTTCAGCTCCGACTGATTCGGCTATCTCGCAAATGTAATCGTGGAATGACAAGCTCTTGTTATAACGTGAGACATGATCTGGTTTGCCTTCGATCTCTTCGACGCGTTCGATCGCTACCTTCGCAGCTGTCCATTCGTCCTCATGAGTGATCTTGAGCTTCATTTACACTCCATACATACCCAGAGCATCGTCAATCCTTGAGCTCCTTCGTAGCGACCAAATTCAAGCGGTTTCCACTTCTCGCATTTGTCGCACCAGTTGATTTTGATTTCGGATTGCTCTTTGATGACTGTGCCATCGATTTGGAATGTTGTCTTTTCTCCGGTGTTAATGTTGATCATTTCCATTTCAGCCATTGGATTGAGCCTTCCATCCGCCGGTAGGTGTTACTTCGTACCAAATTGGGCTGCATTGATTTGCTTTGATTTTTTCGGTGCAGACATGTCCGCGATAAGGCTTTGATGTCTTAGGCGAAATGCCTTCTTTTAAGATCATGTGTCCGTGAGCGCAGATGGGCGCTTCCGGTATTAGCTCGCCGCCTAGCTTCGTCTGGATCTCATTGATTGCTGACTGAGCTGTGGCAAATCCATCTTCTCCAAATGGTTTCGACCAGAGATCCTCTTCAATAAACGCTTTTGGCATCGTTTCGACTTGCTGCATCGATTCCAAACTAGGCTTCGTCTCTGTACCTAAGACCACGCTTGCGCAGCGTCCTATGGCAGAGCTGACCGTGTCTTCGACATACCAGCGTTTCATTTGCGGGTTGTAAGCGCCGACCATCCCATGGGCATAATCAATCGCGGCGGGTTTTTCGTCTTCGTAATTTCGATATATCCGGCACTCGATCAAGATGTAACCCTTTTCAGAATTCCAATCAATGATCGATGTCTCGATGCGGTTTGTGGGATAGGTGGCATGAAGCCGAATCACTTTTTGATTTACCGTCTCATAATTGTCCAGGAATCCCATTATCGGATCTCCACATTTCTACGAGCTGCGACCTTGCCGCGAATGAAGCCTTCTCTTTTGCCTTCTTTTCGTCCAATGGCGTATCCAGCCATGAAGCCTGTAAAGACTCCAAATAGCATCCACATCGCCACTTCCTGAAATGCGTACATAATTGCTCCCGATCCAGAGAGCTACTGAACTTCGCTCCCTGCGTACAGAGTGACCGAATCAGCTGACATCGTCAAGAATCCTGCGTGTCTTTGGGCGTGTCGGATCGCTTTTCTGTGGGCTTATCCTTTAGTCCATTTGATGCGAGCACCGATCCGAGCGCTCCGGTGAGAAAGACTGTGAGCGTCGTAAGGATGTCAATGAAAGCCTTGTCATTCGGAGCTTGAGCTCCGATGGGCTGCGTGACGAATATGAGAGCGTAAAGCATTCCCAAGACTGAGAGTGCGAACACCATCGCGAGACAGACACCGATGAAGACGATGAGTCTTGCTTTGAGCTGTTCATTTGTTAATCGTCTGGTCGGCTTGCTGCTCATCGAAGTTTTCTCCAAGTATGTCCGAAGTACAGATTCCCTGAACTTTACATTGTGGCGGATTGCATTCAGGCTCTTTCCAGTTTTCGAAGAGCTGACATTCATAACGTGTCCAACCCTGATAACTACATCCAGACAGCCCCAGCGTAAGGCTTAATGCTAAGGCTGCCTGAAGTAGCTTCCGAGTCACTTCCCCTTTAACCCGAAAGATGCGTCGTTGGGATTTAGGTAACGCAGCACCACCGGAAGAATCGCAGCGAGTCCCGCCCCTGCGATTGCTTTTGGATCCTGTACTCCAGCCATATAAACGGCGATCCCAGCTGCTAAGAATGAACGCGCCCATGAAGCTGCGAGAGCTTTAATTTCTTTCATTTGTTTTTCTCCTTCTTTTTGAGAATGGATTTCTTCGGCGCTTCGGCTTCGATGATTGGATAGTCGCCTTTGTATGGCACATACTTTGGACGACCGAAACCGACCACTTCCTTGCCAATCGTGCGGCGCTTAACCATCACCATTCCACCGTTGCGCTGATCGCCGCTGCCGGATGTATTGCCTTCGATGGTCACTATCGACTTCCCATCGATGCCAGCGACAATTCCAATGTGGGAGATCCGATCGACTCCGTCGTGTGGAAAGTCCATGAACGCGAGATCACCAATTGCCGGTATCTCATGCCACCGTGAAATCTCCTTGAATTTATGCGCTCCGACAGCTGTCGAAACTACTGAATGAACCTTGACTCCAGCTTGTGCCAGAACCCAATTGCAGAATGAGCCGCACCACGGCAGACCGTCGGCTTTTGTAAACTTTCCATACTTCGTCAGATTGTCGCCTTCTTCAATCGTACCGACTTCGCCTTTAGCGATTTCAAGTGCGAGTGCAGCGGTGCCGTTAGGATATTTTTGATTGATGTTCGTCATTTGAACACTCCCATCGTTTCAATTCATTAAGTATCAATTCATCGTGACCGCATTCAGGCATCGGCTCGATAAAAGCATCATCGATCGGATCGTATGAATAACCTATTCCGGCATAGTTAAAACGGATATTGTGATTGTAACTTGTTCGCTTGCAAACCTGTCCTCTAAAATTGCCGTACCAAATTTCAGGATCTAAACCTTCGATAAGTTTTGTCTCATCAACACCGACAATTACTTCGGTCACAACGTTGTTTTCATCTAAAAATGCGTAATGTGCCATTATATCCAGCTCACATTTCCGGTGCCGGCGGTAATTGTTGTCGTTTTGAAACCACCTGCACTTGTTGTTGATCCTGTTAAGCCAGCGCCGATGGTGATTGTTTTTGTGTCCTCATATTTTAATACTACAAATCCAGAGCTGCCGTTGCCGCCATCCAGTCCTGTGCCGCCACTTATTCCGCCACCACCGCCGCCACCACCGCGATTCGCTGGGCTTGCGTTTGACCCAGCTACTGTGTTACCACCTGCTCCACCGCCGCCTGTTGCGCTACCACCTGTAGTTAAAGC